GCTGACGAAGCAATTCGCGCCAGTTCATTTTAGGTTCAGTAAGTTCTTTAATCATACGCTCAACGCCTGCTGGCACATTACCTGCACCTGCTGCCTGTGCGCTCGACAAGATGTTTTCTTTAATCTCGTCTTTAATTTTTTTAAGTTCTTCTTTAGAATACTTAGGACGTTTTTTGCTTACACTATTGCCGTTTGCATCTTTTTCTTCTTCGCCTTCTTCACTATCACCATCGCCGCCACCGTCTAAATGCTCGTCTAGCATTTCACCTTCTTTGTCTAGTTCGTCAAGAAGTTCTTGTAGTTCTTTGCCACGCTCTTTAGCTTCTTCAAATAGTTTATCGTAGATCTCTTCTGATGTATCACCATCATATTGAAAGTCCTGATAGCAGTCTACAATTTTAGGTTTTTCGCCAATACGATCACGTACAAGCAAATTGTTTACTTTGTAGTCTGCGGCAATGTTGTATAGCATTGGATGACGATCTTCACGACGGCCTAGGTGATCGAACACCATATGCAAAATTTCGTGTGCAATAACAAACTCAATTTCTTTATTTGTCATTGCATTAAAGAATTGTGTATTGTAATACAAATTGCGGCCATCTACTGCGGCAGTGGGCAACCAATCGTCTGCTGCCATAATACGCAAACGAGTTGCCATATTACCAAAAAATGGATGACGTAGCAAAAGACCTACTCGTGCAACAATAATACGGTCATAAACTTCAACACGCATTACTTCTAATTCTTCTGGAGTAATATTTGGATCAGGTTGCCAATTTTTAAGTTTACTTGCTGTATCTTTTGCAGTAGCCATTTGCGCCTCTTAATTTCTAACGTTATGTATATATTATAACATCATAATAAACTTTGTCAAGAAAAATGGGCAGAAAAATCTGCCCATTTTATATTACGCCTGCTGTGCGGCAGTAATGTACTTGCCATAACGTTCGTGGAATTCGTCAAAACATTCCACTTCGTCTGGATCAATAGGTAATTGATATTGAGTAAGTGCGAGCTTAATGCCCATAACAACTAGCTCTGTATCAAAATTATCCATTGCAAATCGCAGGAAGTTATTAACTTTTTCATCAAACTTCTTGTCGCCTTTATCACAGGCTTCTTTAAGCTCGTAGCAAAGAGATACAGTTAAGGAATACATTGCACTGATTTCTTTTGACTTCATCTCTTTTACTTTTCCTGCAAGAATTTCAGTTGGATTAGGCATACTCGACGCAACTTTGCGATGAGCCATAAACTTGACAGCCAAGCCTTCTCCAACTGCACCACTGACTAAGTCAGTAGTGGTATTTTCGTCTAATTCATCTTCAATTAGTTCTGAAACAAACGACCAAGAACGAGGTGTTGCAAAAGAACGTGAAGGAGATTTAGGATCGAAATCGTATAAATCTTTCTTACTAAATGTTAAGTAACCAACAACGTCTGTGTTGATGTTATTATTTACAGCCCACTGGAACCAGTCATCAAATGACACAGCCATTTCCAAGTGGATAAATCTGTTAGCAAGCGGAGCAGGCATACGGTAAGTAACACCTTTGTCTGCTTCGCGGTTACCTGCCGCAACAATCATTACATTGTCTGGCAGTTTATAAGTACCAACCTTACGGTTAAGAATCAACTGGTATGCTGCCGCTTGTACTGCTGGCGCTGCCGAGTTCATTTCGTCTAAAAACAAAACGATATTATCGTATTGTGATGCAAACTCTTCGCTTGGAAGTTCGCTTGGAGGAGCCCAAGCCATTGCATTATCATTTGCAGAGTAGTAAGGGATACCTTTAATATCTGTAGGTTCCCAAAGTGAAAGACGGACGTCAATCAAATATGAGTTAGGCAGGCTGTCTGTAATCTGTGCTACAATGTCAGACTTACCAATACCTGGAGGTCCCCAAAGGAAGATAGGACGCTTTTTAGTAATAGCGTGTTTAATACTTGCCTTTGCGCTATTAGGCGTTACGGTACGTGTTGCAGTTTCCATAGTGTATTCCTCGTTTTTCATCAGTGCATTTATTTAAACTATACATATAGTATACACTCTACACGTTAAATGTCAACCATTTTTGGAATCTTTTTCTTGTCTTTTAAGTGCTTTTGTTAAGCCGTATTTGCGGATATCGCCCGAAAAAAGATGCAGTTCTAATGCTTTCTTTTCATCTGTTACTGTAATACTACGTCTACCAATGTAGTAAGGGCAATCAATAAACTTATCTAGGAAGATAATAGTTTGAGTAGTAAGTTCGAAATCTTTTGGATAAGGAACATCGTATGTAGTTAGTTGAATATCTTCAGTTATACACCTAAAACCTTCTTCTGTTAGTCGCAAACCACCTTGATCTTTAGCTCTTGTATTTTGCCACCATTTTGGTATATATTCTTTAAGAGTTATGTCTGTTACTGATATATTTAAACTCTTTAAGAATACTTTAGTGTATGTTTCTTTCCAGTTCATTCTTCAACTACTTCACCTGAAGTAAGTTTAACTACTGTAAAATCTTCGCAGTTAAACATTTGATTAAGTTTGTTTGCCAAATTGTGTGCATGACCAGGGTTTGAAAAAGAAACTTTTTTATATTTAGGTCCTGGATAATTTGTAAGAGCATTAGAACTTTTTAAATTGAATGGAGTATCTTTATAAAAAACTGCCCAGATAGCCTCAGCCAAGAGAACTTGTTCGCTTCTATATGTTTTTTTATCAATATTTTCTAAAAGTACTGTAGGCTTTGGTCTACTCATATACGTGTCCTTATAATAAACTACGTATATATTTATCTCTTTTTTAAGTTATCTACGTGGTTAATTAAAAACAACACCAGCCTGTGACAATATATTTTGAGTCTTTTGGAGCAACAATTCCTTTATGATAATGGGTCCATCCAGCAGGCCAAATAAGTGTAAGTCCTGCATGACTTGGCGTTGTTACTCCTTGCTGTACAAATTCAGTACCGCCACCGTTTTCTATTGTTGTAAGATATGTCATAAATGCAAGATGTCTTTTAATATGATCAGGATGTCCATCATTTTCACAGTGGCTTACATGATACGCATTATTAGGTTTATAACACTGTAATCTTGGTCTTGTAAACCCCCATGGTTCTAAATGCTCATGTGCCATTGGATATTTTTCTGTATAATGTGATAATGTATTGATTAAGTTACCGCAATATTCTTCACACAACTCGTTATCAAAATCTCCAAAGTCCCACCATGAATATTCTCTAGGTTCGTCATAGACAAACTCTTTTGTACTATTCTCGTATTTACTAACTATACGATTACATAGATCAGTATTAATATACCAACCACCAATAAAGTCGTTAGTGTTTAATTTATATTCTGTAAGACCTACCATCCAGTTCCGCCGTCTAACTGAACTTGAACTGTATCTTCTTGCTGTGATTTCTTTACTAGTAAGGCTTCTAAATCGCCGTTTAAGCGTGTCATAACTTCACCTAATGTAAATGCTAATCTTTTTGCAGTCTGTATATCTAATTTAACTTCTTGCTTTTTTGATGCATCAGCACCTTTTACAGCGTTAATAAACTGCTGTATAGGAAGTGTATTTAATTGTTTATCGTCCATATAATCCTCCTGTTAACTTTTTAATACTTTAGGAATAAACTCGTGTGCAATTAATTTATGCGCTTCATAATTATAATGTTCTTCATCTACTTTCATAGTATCTATGTCAATATTTAATTCTTCCCTAAGCCATATTGTTGCTGGAGTTTCAAAAATTTTAACATTGTTTAATTTTTTAAACATATCTAAATTTTTAGTCGTTTGCACTCTTTCGTTTATTTGCCATATGTATATTGGAATATTTTTTTCATCACACATTGCGTCTATTAAAGCAATATCTTTACAATAATTTTCATTAGTTAAGTGAGTGTCAACTTCGGTATGAAACTTTGTTTGCATGTATCCTTCATTATATCCTGGCCAAAGTGTTCCAGGCTTAATGTCTCCAGGATTCCCCCATTTCCAATAATCAATTTGACTCCATAATGCTTTGTCGTTCCATTCTAAAACTTTATGATCTAATGTATTAAAATCATCATAGCATACATAATTATCAGTAACAGTATGTTGATAAGAAAAATGACCAACAGGTAACTCAAGAAATAAAGAAGTTCTATTATTACCCATTGACCAGCGATCCCAATATGTTGTTTGTATTACAACACCAGAGACATCCTTGTGTTCATTTAAAATGTGTCTAATCCATCGTGGATATTTACTGTTAGGAGCACCTGTTGAACCGTATATGTAACACTGACTATCTGCTATGTCATCAGAATAAATTTGTGCATAATTATTTTTAGACCATAATGAAGGTCCGTTTTCATCTGCATAATAGCCGCTAGTATGACTACATCCAACAAATAATAAATTACCTTGCATTTGCTTTACTTAACTCTTGTCGCATTTCAATATCTGTTTTGAATGGTCCTTTTGTTTCGTAACGCTCTACTGTAATTAGTTTTGGGCAAAAACTTTTGACCCATCCTTTATCAAATTTAATAATAAAATAACCTGCACAATATAGGCTTTTTGATTTTTCACTTTTAGTAAATAATGCAAGACGTTGTTTAACATCAAACATTGGATTGTAAGGAGCACAACTAGTTGAAAACCCATAAATTTCAAATTTTTCTTCTTGATTAACTGTTGTATCAATTGGCGACCAAGTAATTTCTGCGTTTAGGTTTTTAGAAAGTTGTTTAATGTTTTTAAAAAATCTAGTTCCAGTATTATTAGAAAACATTAATTGACTATCTTCTCCAATACTGAGTGTAGCGACCTTTTCTCCTTCGCTTTCAACAATCCAAAACTTATTTTTTAAAATCTCTTTTGCTTTTAATTTCTCTGACATATTATACTCCTGGATATTTTGCTTGCAAAGGTAATGCAAAATATTGTGCTTGATCTGCAACTCGTTGCATATCCCATTTAGCACAAAATTTCATAAGACGCATACCAACTTGTGTAATTTCTTTAGGTTCTACTTCTGCAATAGTGTTATTAATTATCTCTCTTATATCTGCAGGCTGTGCAGACAAATCACAAAGTGTTACATTGCGATTGTAATCGTCTAGTACACGATGCTCTTCACCGTTATGATCTACCCAACGTTGTAGCATCATGTTGTTCCAGTTAAAGCCTTTTGTGTCTTTGTCAGCAAATGCGTCTAACAAGCCTACTTTGTTCTTTGTGCCTTTTACACGAACACCTGGATATGCACTGAATACATTATCACTTTTATCGCCACGCATACACTTTTCAAACAGCATATATTCAGGATTGGGTGCAGGCTTAGGCTCGCCTGTCTTTTTATCTATTACAGGTTTATTTTTCTTATCATCAAAGTAACCTTCATGTGTAATAATAGTATTACTTACGCCATTATATTGTTTTACATTAGGTGCAATAAGTTGTGCAAAGTCACCGTCTGTGCTAATAATAACGTGATTGTCATTAGGATGATTCTGTATCCAACCTGCAATCAAATCATCTGCTTCTAGTTGTGGATGACGAATAACTGTACAATTAGTTTTAGTGTCAACAAAGTCTTTAAACTCATCAAAGATCTCCCAAAACACAGTATCTTCTTCTTGTTGTGTAGGAGTCATTGCGTCACGAGTTTCTTGTCTGTTACGCTTGTATGGCTCGTAATAGTCTTTACGCCAACTGCGACCTTCTAAACAAAACACAACATGATCTGCATCAAAGTCTTGCCAAGCCTTCTTAACACTATTAAGTGTAATGTGTAATGCCATACCTACTTTCGTATCTAAATCGCCACGTACTACGTGACGAGCTCTAAAGAAAGTGTTTGCTGTGTCAACTAGGATATATGTACTCATGTCTCTCTTTGTAATATTCTGGTTTCATATCTAAGCTATCATGGAGATCAAAGACTTCATGACCCTTTATTATATAAAGTATAGCATCTTTTGTTGGAATTAGCAAGAGCTTTTTATCCACAAAATACAGTCTATGCTCAATCATTCTACTGAACTTTTTCCTTTAGAAATTGGAACAACATTGATATAACCTGCACCTCTATCTGTGCTTTGACCTTCTGCTTCTAACATATTATAAACAATATCTCGGAACCAGCGATCTACAACTTCTTCTTCAGGATCTGCTTCTTCGCCGTATCCTGCTTTAAGTAAGTCTTTAATAAAATATTCATTCCAGTCTAATTCAAAAAAACCGTTTCGAACATTATCTTTATTTACTTTAACATCAAGTACATTTACCCAAGGTTCACCTTTTTTAGTAGCATACGCTTTAGGATCTTTTACTTTGAGCTTTTTATCAGATTCAGCGTCTAAAGCTGCCTTTTCTTCTGCAAGACGCTTTTCTTCTGCTTCAATACCTGTTATTTTTTTAAGCCACTGTTTCATACTCCTGCCTCCCTTATTCTATCTTCAATTGTTTTTGCCTTTTCTTTTTGTTTCTTTTGTTCGTCAGCTTTGAACTCGTCTGGATCAAACATATTCTCAAGTCCCCCACGCATTTCCGAATAAGGATATGTGGAGTCTTGGGGTGAAACGCCATCCTCTTTCCATACACGCTTCTGCGACTTCTTGAACATTGAGGTTATACTCTTCCGAACGTCCGCCCAGCGGCATAAGATATACTGGACACTCGACGCCTTTTTCACGATATGCTTCAACAGCTCTAGTAACTTCATCAAAGTCATCATTAGTAGCGACAACAAACTTAAAGTACATGTCACTACCGTCAACAAGGCTATACTCACGAGCAACGTCAGGCTTAATAGCAGTCTCCCAAGGTTCTCCTGAAACTGAAAGTTTTGGGGAACAACTCCAAGTGACTGCAAATCTGTCTTGATCTGTGAGATAGTTGAAGAAATCATCGTGTAAAGATTGTGTAGTGTTTGTTTCAAATGTGACATTTTTTAGGTCTCTCATACGTGGATGCTCAAATAGCTCTACATACAGTCGTTGCCACGCCAACAACGGTTCGCCACCTGTCATGATCAAATGAATATCTTGACCATTGTTCATTGTCCACTTACCTTCTGGAGTAAGTGAAAGCAGATGTTCGACCACTTCGTCAACTTCTGCTTGTTTATTAAAGTGTTTAAACTCAGGATAGATACTTGCATATGTATCACAGCCTGTGTGAATAATAGGCAAGTCATTAAATTCTTTTGTAGTCTTATGAACGTCTTTAGCAATAAGATCTGCAACTTCTTGATTGTGTCTAATGCCTTGCTTTAGTTTTTCATCACGCATGGGCTCGTTTTTTAAACCAAAGTTCATACAACGAAAGTTACAACCAAAGGTACGTAGAAATACACTAGGTACTCCTACAAACTTACCTTCACCTTGCACACTATAAAATGCTTCTGAATATCTTAACTTCATCTTGGTGCAAACTCCTGTTGTAGTTTGATGTTGTCAAAAAACTCTTTCTTAGTGCCAGGATCGTGTTTAAAACTACCTTCTAGTACAGTAGTTTGTGTCAATGAACTATGTGCCATAATCCCGCGATTCTCACAACAACCGTGTGTTGCTTGTACATATACACCTAAGTGTTTTGTATTAGTTGCTAATCTAATCTGTTTAGCAATTTCATTTGCAAGTTCTTCTTGTAATGTACCACGTCTAGCACACCATTGTGCAATACGTGTATACTTAGAAAGTCCGATAAGTTTTTCTGCGGCAATAATACCAATGTATGCTACACCATTCACTGGTTGGTGATGATGTGAGCACATACTGCGTAACTCCGAACGAACTACTAGCATACCTTCGTAACGTTCTTCTGAGTCATTTGGAAACGCTG